GCATAAAGGTGTATATGTGATATTCGTATACCATTATGGTATTCTCATAAAGCATAAAGGTGTATATGTGATATTCGTATACCATTATGGTATTCTCATAAAGCATAAAGGTGTATATGTGATATTCGTATACCACAAGCCAATTCTCATAAAGCATAAAGGTGTATATGTGATATTCGTATACCATTTAAGGAAAACGACTAAGCATAAAGGTGTTATAAAAAGACCTGCCGAATCAAAAGGAAATTGAAAGCAATTGAAAAAAATTTCAAAAAAGCATTACGCCACCAACACCAACTCAAAAAAAGTTCTTGACATGAAACCCCAAAGTGAGTATAATCTCTAACATGGCAAAAGAAATTACTACAATATCACCCGAAGGTCTAGAAATAGCCAATAGTTACTTACAATTCGGAAACATCCGAGGAGTTTGTGACTATCTTCAGGTGCCTGAAACTACTGTAGTGGAACTACTTAACAAGCGTGAAGTGAAGAAGTATATCGACACAGTTTACCTTGATATGGGATACCGCAACAAGAACAACATCGGAAGCCTCCTCGATGATATGATCGCATCTAAACTTGAAGAAGCCCAGGAATCTGGTGTATACTCTAGTAAAGACCTAGCTGATCTATTACAAATGGCTCATAAAATGCGTATGGACGAAATCAAAGCTCAGGCCGATATGTTAAAGGCCGAAGCTGGTAGCGTCAAGAATCAGACCAATGTTCAGATCAACGAAGCAGTACCGTTCGGTCAAGGGAACTATGGTAAGTTAATGGAAAAACTACTCAATGGAGCAGAATAGACTCGAACTAGAGTTACGCACTCACGAAGTTCAATGCGAAGAGCGTTGGAAAACTACATTTGTACGACTAGAGAATATAGAAGATACTCTTGGCCGTATGGAAGGGCGATTCTATGCACTCGGCGGTACAATTATTTTGTTTCTAGCCGGTGTGATCGTAACTTTGTCAACGATGCAATGATCCGTTTAGCTTTGTTACTAGTCTCATCCTTGGCACTTGCCGACAATTCGCAAGAAGGTTCGCTGAATACAAATGCTGAGAATTCGACCGTAGGAAGTAATAACGAGTCATCGTCTTCAACTACAAACTATAATGGAGCTGGCTCTTCGAGCGAGATCCCCGTAGGGTCTGCAATCAGTCCTAGCTATATGGCGAATGGAGTTGAGACGTGTCTTCAAGGTAGTGGTGGATCCCTCCAGACTGGAATGATAGGTTTCTCTGGTGGAAAGTTTAAAGAAGATCCGAACTGTAACCGTAGAAGAGATTCAAAAGTATTATCAGACCTTGGAATGAAGGTCGCAGCAGTAGCACGAATGTGCGAAGATACCAAAGTATGGGAGTCGATGTTTATATCTGGAACTCCTTGTCCAATTTTAACAAGAGGAAAACTAATTGTAGGCAAAAGAGCTTACTTAATGATGAAAAGTAATCCGGTATTATATATTCCGAATTATGGCAAAGTAAAGAACGGTAAAGAGGAACGAAGGACTTGCGACAAGAAGAAGAATTATCTTAAATGTCCGATCAAGCCTGAGTACGTCTCTAAACCTGATTATACAGCCAAGCAACTCTGGTACAATGCGTTACTAGGGATAGGAGAAGATAACGTTGAACAAGAAGATTCTAGCGACAGCTTGTCTATTAGCGAGCGTTTCCGCACCAGCGAATGAGCTCGATAACTTAGTAAATACATCAAATGCAATTGCAAGTAAGATCGACCTTGGTATTCAGTATGTAGGTGCAGCTACAGTAATGAGCTCTACAAGCGCAGGTATTGCGCCTCTTGGTATACAGAACGATGCTCAAATTTCATCAACAGAAGTAACAGCCTACAATTCAGCACTTCAGAATCTTGGAGACTTCGCAGCTTATACAGCAGCTGAGTTTTTGAATGACCAAGGGCAAATAGAGCTTGGTCTAATGAACGATGCTATTGATGACTTCGCAGAAGCCACGGTAGCTCTTATATCCGTAGTAGAGGTTGCTGACATGGCAGCTGAAGCACAACAGACAAACGATATTCAACAGCAAGAAGATCTTCAGGACTATGTATCAACTAATGAGCAGCTCCTCCAAGTATCGCAAGATGACGTAACGGCTTACAACGATAGCCTTGATGATATAGCAAGCCACGCATCTAATGCAGTAGCTTACCTTGCAGTAGCAGGTAACGAAGGCGCTACAGACTTCTTACAACAAGGAGCAGACAGTGCCGGTGTACGATTCACTGAGGCAAAAGACAGTCTTTCTTATGTAGCTTCATCAAGAGCAGTATTACTAGATTTCAAAGCGCAAAACCAAGGTTATGGAGTATGGGTAGACGGCACGGACGCCTTTGGAATCAACCTTATGTTGACAAGAGCAGACGTTCTCTTTGAAGGCAGCAACAGTGACTTCTATCTGAACGGACCTACACAAAACTCGTGTTTCTTCTCGGGCACAGACTGTGAGAGTCCTGCAGTAAACCCAGGGCCTCGCCCATGAAGGTTGACGGCGTAGGATTCAGCGGAGCACAGATCGCAGTCGTACTAGCATTTATCTCTACAATTGCTGGAGGAATATGGACAGCCTCCTCTGTGTATGCAAGACTTGAAGCGGTAGAGGCGTATGAGATTCCAGATATTGCACCTCTCCACGAACAGATTACTGTTATTGAAACAGAACTCGAAGCAAACGATATTTCTCAACTCCAGGGAAAACTAGCTTCATTTGGTACTAACCTCGAAACAATCATGGTCCAACAGACAAAACTCCTTGCCATTCAAGAACGCATGGTTGAAGTCGAGAAAGAAATGGAATCCATGAAAGGCGTAGTACAAAGAGCAGAATTAAAGACTAAAGAGTTGGAAGGTATTGAAGGCTCAGTAAAAGTTGTAAAGCGCGAGATACAGGAACTCTGGGACGGTATGGATTACTTGTCCAATCCGTTAGGAAAATAAAATGCGATATAAAACTAAAGCAGCCGCTCTCAAAGCAGCAAAGCGGTTAGGTTTAAGCGGTACTCATAGTCACGGTACTGGAAAAGGGAAAATTCATATGGCAGGTAAGACACACGCAGCTTTTGAGAAAGCAATGAAGAAGCCAAAGAAAAAACCAAGCAAGCCGAAGAGAGGCCAAAGAGCGGGAAAGAATCGCAAACGCAGGGGTAAATAATGGATATATATGAAAAGAGGGGTCGCTGGTGCGTCCGAGTTAATGGAAGGCTTCATAAATTTGCCACCGAGCAAGAAGCTATTAAATTCCTAGATGTGCCAATGCCCATCGAGCTTTTGGAGACTGAAGATGCCAGCGAAGAGAAAAAGGAAAGCAGCGAAAAAGCGCCCTATTCCGACTAAGCCAAAGTTGTATGCTTCAGTAAAAGCAGCAACTAAAAGAAAGTTTAAAGTTTATCCATCCGCATACGCAAATGCGTTTCTAGTAAAAGAATACAAGCGTAGAGGCGGTGGATACCGAATGGGAATCAAGAAATGAGACGTAGATCTGGGCTTACCAAATGGTTTAAAGAAAAGTGGGTAGATATTTCCCGTCCAAAGAAAGGCGGCGGCTTTAAGAAGTGCGGAAGAAAGAAAGCAAAAGGAAAAGCATACCCTAAGTGTGTACCCGCTGCAAAAGCGCGTACCATGACAGCAGCGCAGAGGAAGTCAGCTGTTCGTAGAAAAAGAGCAGCCGGCAATCCTGGAGGCAAGCCACGTAATGTATCTACATACGTGAAGAGGAGAAAGACAAGTGCCCGCAAAAAGAAAAAGTAAAAAGAAAGACTCTCGACTAAAAAGAGCAGGAGTATCAGGATATAATAAACCTAAACGCACTCCTGGTCATGCAAAAAAGTCTCACATTGTAGTAGCTAAAGTAGCTGGCAAGGTGAAGACAATCAGGTTCGGTCAGCAGGGAGCTAAAACGGCAGGGAAGCCGAAGGCCGGCGAATCAGAAGCTATGAAAGCTAAGCGTAGATCGTTTAAAGCACGTCACGCAAAGAATATAGCAAAAGGACCCATGTCTGCAGCATATTGGGCTAATAAGGTGAAGTGGTAATGCACGAGATAATTTACCCCCATAAATCCCATAATTTTACTCCTATTTATAAGTTTGGTTATAATAGTAATTTACATGGTAGTGACTTCAAATCTATATGGAGCCAAAACGTTGTATACCCTTGGTCGGCTTTTGACACTGCTGTAGCTATTACTGCTGCCAGTGACGATGGTAACGATACTGATGACTTAGAGATTCAAGGCCTGGATGCAGACTATAATTTACAAACAACGACAGTTACTCTTACAGGACTCACCCCCGTAAACGTACCAGGGACTTGGAAGAGGGTCTTTAGGTTAAGATATAGAGATACTAACAATGCCGGCCTAATATTGGTCAAGACAGGTTCTACGGTAGTAGCAGCTATTGACGAACTAGAAAACTCTTCAGCTATGGCAATTTACACCGTCCCTGCAGGATATACGGCTCGCATGACTAACTACACAGTTAGTACTTCGAAAGGATCAGACGCAGCTATTCGTATGAAAATACGCCACGCTGGAGACCTGTTCAACACAGAGCACTTGGTTGAGAGTTTCCAAAATGTTACTACCCAGGAATTTACAAAAGGGTTCCAATTTCCTCAAAAAACAGATATAGATTTTGTGGCGACCGGAACAACCACCAACGGGCAGGTAGTAGTATCTTTCGAGCTGTTACTAGAGAGAAGTTATAGATAATGACAGACTATCACCCAGCAGACACTAACGGCGATGGCAAGGTATCTAGCGCAGAAGAGGCTATGTACCTTGAAGCTCGACGGAAAGAATTAGAAGACGCAGATGCTATGCGAGATGCGCAGAGAAACATGGCCTGGTTTGCACTCGGCGGTATGTTGCTCTACCCTTTCTCCGTAGTACTAGCCTCCCTAGCAGGGTTGGACACAGCATCAGATACACTTGGGGATATGGCACCTACGTACTTTGTATCTGTAGCTGCCATTGTAGCGGCATTTTACGCTAAAGAAGCAGTCGGTAAAAAATAATGTTTAAAGAACAAGTTGATAATTTAAATAAAAACTGGAAGTACCGGTATGACAACGAGCAGTTTCATACTAACGAGTTTTGGACTATATTGAAAGAAGCTCCTTATGAAGGAGACTGCGAAGACTACTCCCTAACTCTTCTCTATAATATTAACAATAAGTCTATGAAAGGTTTTTGGAGAGACATATTAACTTTTAAAGCCAAGATGCGGTTTTGTAGAATTGGTGGAGAAGGTCATGCAGTATTACAATACGATAATATGTATATCGACAATATACAACGAAAATGGACAACACGAGAGGCTTTAGAGGAGAAAGGTTATGAGTTTTCAAGAATACCATATACCCCTGTTGGAGTCTTTGCACGATTATACTTTATAGGAAGAATTAAATGGCAGTTGAAATAAGTCGGAGAGATATAATCTCTGACGAAATAGTTGAACTACAGTCTGAGGCAAGGTTTCTCAAGCTCCCCGTAGCTCCTTATTTGGACTTACTAAACATCACACCTCTACCCTCGCAGATAGCAATTATCAATGCGGTGAATAACCCTAAGTATCGTTTTATCTCTGCGGCTATTTCTAGACGTCAGGGAAAAACATATATTGCGAACATTATTGGACAGCTCGTGTCTCTAGTACCGGGCTCTACAATCTTAATCATGTCTCCTAACTATTCCTTGTCTCAGATTTCTTTTGATCTTCAGAGAAACCTAATTAAGCACTTTGATTTAGAGGTTACAAAAGATAACGCCAAAGATAAAGTAATTGAAATATCCAACGGTTCTACAGTACGAATGGGTTCTGTAAACCAGGTTGATTCTTGTGTAGGTCGTTCTTACGATCTTATTATCTTTGATGAAGCCGCACTTGCAGATGGTAGAGATGCTTTCAACGTAGCACTACGACCTACCCTAGATAAGCCCAACTCAAAGGCAATCTTTATCTCCACGCCACGGGGTCGCAATAACTGGTTCTCTGAGTTCTTCATGCGAGGCTACTCAGATGAGTTTCCTGAGTGGTGCAGTGTTCGAGCTACTTATAAAGACAACCCACGTATGTCTGAGAGCGATATTGCAGAAGCACGAAAGTCTATGTCAGAGGCAGAGTTCAAGCAGGAGTACGAGGCCGACTTTAACACCTATGAAGGTCAGATCTGGAACTTTAACTTTGAGACTCAGGTGCAAGACCTTGCTAGTTTTGATACTAGAAGAATGGATGTATTTGCTGGCCTTGATGTCGGTTTTAGAGACCCAACCGCAATGTGTGTAATTGCTTACGATTGGGACGCAGAGAAGTTCTATTTACTAGACGAGTACTTTAATAACGAGAGAACCACAGACCAGCATGCAGAACAGATCCAAAAACTCATTGATCGTTGGGATATTGATTATATTTATATTGACTCAGCTGCTCAGCAAACAAGGTTCGATTTCGCGCAGAACTATGGAATATCAACTATTAACGCGAAGAAATCTATCATCGACGGAATTGGCCATGTTGCAGCCATTATCGACAACGACGCCCTCTTTGTTGATCAAGCTGCGAAGGAATCGCTCGCCTGTGTAGATGCGTATCAGTGGGATCCAAATCCTAACCTAGTACGCGAAAAGCCAAAGCATAATATGGCATCGCATATGGCGGATGCACTTCGATATGCGCTCTACTCATTTGTTACTGCGAATCAATCCTTCTAGCGATACCTAGTGAAAAATAGTTATTGACAAGTGACCTTAAAGTAGATATAATTCTTCTATTGAAAAATTCAAGAAACGGAACCAAAATGCCTAAGCTAAAACGCGATGTAGTAAAGTATGTAAGGGACAAAGCAAAGTCCAAGTACGAAAAAGCGACAGAGTGTCGTATTTGTGGCGAAGCAGAACAACTTGATTTTCACCATTTTTATAGTCTGACTCCATTGTTGAATCAGTGGCTTACTAAGAACAGGCATAATCCTGAGTACATAATGGCACTTAGGGACGACTTTATAGAAGAGCACCATGCTGAGCTATATGACCACACAGTAACACTGTGTCATACACACCACTTAGGCCTTCACAAAATATACGGCAAAGACCCCGCGCTAGGGACTGCAAAGAAACAAATGCGCTGGGTAGAGATTCAAAGAGAAAAACATGGCTTGGTATAACCCTTTTGAAAAGACAGTAGTGGAGACGGTTGAGAAGCTCAACCCTATTCAGCAGTACGTCCAGGAAATTAACTCAAGCAGAGAAGACCACACTAGCTATGAAAGGTTCTACGAAGAACTAGAGATTGTTAATCGCGGTGTGAATATGATCGTTGATGATGTTGCTGAGATTCCCGTACGTGTAGGCGAGGCTACCAAAGGACAAAATATAGTAAAAGGTCTTAAAAGATCTAAAGTTGATCTCTTACTTAACAAAGAGCCTAACCCTTTTCAAGATATAAATACGTTTAAACGCAACCTAGTTACAGACTATCTTTTAGACGGCAATATCTTTATATACTTTGATGGCGCACATCTATATCATATACCTGCCGATAACGTTACTATTCATAGTGACACAAAGACTTATATTGAGAAGTATACGTATAACGATGTAGACTACTCTCCAGATGAGATCATCCACATCAAAGAAAACTCCTTCTACAGCACCTACCGTGGCGTTTCTCGTTTGAAGCCTGCTGTGCGTACAATGAAGATTATTCGTGCTATGCGTACGTTCCAAGATAACTTTTTTAATAACGGTGCTGTTCCTGGCTTAGTACTCAAGTCACCTAATACTCTTTCAGATCGCATTAAAGAGCGTATGATGGCCTCTTGGCAGGCTCGTTACCGTCCAGACAGTGGCGGACGTAGACCTCTTATTCTTGATGGTGGCTTAGAAGTAGACTCCATCTCTGATACAAATTTTAAGGATTTAGACTTTCAAAACGCAATCTTAGAAAACGAGAAGATTATTTTGAAGGCTCTCGGAATCCCTCCAATCCTTTTAGACTCTGGTAATAATGCTAACATTCGCCCAAATTTACGTTTGTACTATTTGGAGAGCATACTTCCTATACATCGAAAGATGAATTATGGACTAGAGAGATTTTTTGGTTTCGAGATTAAGGAAGATGTTACAGAGATACCTGCTCTTCAACCAGAGCTACGAGATCAGTCAGCCTACTATACTTCTTTAGTAAATGGCGGTATTATTACTGCAGCAGAAGCTAGAGAGCGTCTAGGCTTTCAAGAAATTGACAATACACAAGATATTAGAGTTCCTGCAAACATAGCAGGTTCCGCAGCCAACCCCGACGAGGGTGGAAGACCACAAGAGGACACAGAAGATGGCAGTGACTAACACTAGAAAGAAAAACCGAATTGTAAGAGAGGTAGGAATGTACTTTGCAGAGCAAGGTAAAGTTTCTACTTTCTACGAATATAAATCAGATGGCAAACGACCTAAGGGTATGAGCCCTAAATATATAATGAGTAATTTTAAGGGGTGGGAACACTTCCTACAGTATTTTAAAGTACTGGAACCAGAACTTTGGAATCTAGCTAATGGCATCAAGCCTGAGCCAGTTAAGCCAAAGCCAGTTGTAAAGAAGCCAGCCGTAAAAAAGCCAATAGCACCTGCTAAGCCTAAAGTTGCTAAGCCTGCTAAAGTTAAAGTAGAGAAATAATATGAATAAGATTTTTAATCTAACTTCTACCTTTAAAGCTGCAGAAGCTGACGATGGGTCTGTAATGATTCGAGGAATGGCTAGTACAGTAGACTTTGATCGTGCAGGCGATACAATCTCAGCAGAGGCTTGGACAAAAGGTGGTTTACAAAATTTTGAGAAAAACCCAATTATTCTGTTTAATCATGACTATGATCGACCAATTGGTCGAGCCACAGGTATGAAAGCAGGACCTAATGGTTTAGAACTCGAATGTAAGATCAGCAAAAATGCCCCTGGCAATGTTGCTGAACTCGTTAAGGACGGTGTCCTTGGAGCCTTTTCCGTCGGTTTCAAAGTCAAGGACGCAGATTACATCAAGGAAACCGATGGACTAATGATTAAGGACGCTGAGTTGTTTGAGGTATCGGTTGTTTCCGTGCCCTGCAATCAGTCAGCTACTTTTTCGCTCGCGAAGTCTTTCGACTCAACTACTGAGTACGAAGAATTCAAAAAAACTTTCACTAATCGTGTAGATCTAGCCGGTCAGTCTCTGGCTAAGGACGAAGATATCTCTTCAAATATAGCTAGTGACCACACACCGAAAAGCGCGGAACTTATTTCCGCAGATCAGGAGATCAAAATGGACAATCAAAACATCGACTTGGAAGCTTTTGCAAAGAAGGTAGCTGAAGACACAGCTGCTAAGATTGCTATGAAGCTAGCCGAGCAAAAAGCAGCTGACGTAGCACAAGCTAAAGCAGTTCAAGAAGCCGAAGCCGCTAAAGCAGCCGAAGGCGTACAAATTAAATCAAGCATCGAATCAGGTATTCAAACTGGTGTTGAAGCTTTACAAGCCGACATGGAAAAAGCTTTTAACGAAGCTAAAGAAGGCGAGCTTCAGGAAATCACTAAGAAGTTTGAAGCACAGGTTGCTGAGAAAGCTGCTGAGTTGGAAGCTATGCGTAACAGCAAGCGTGACTTCTCTGGCCGTCAGAAAGGCGATACTTCTGCTTGGGGCAACGACTTCTTGCAGGCTAAAGTACTTGGTGCTATCACTGGCAAAGGCTATGACACTGACTTCGCTCGTGGTATCGCCGAAAAAGCTGGTGTAGATATTACTTATACTGGTGCAGGTTCTCTTGGTATCGATTCAAGCGTTGAAACTTCTTTCACTGAAGCTGTACGTTTAGAGCAGCGTGTTGCTGGTCTTTTCCGTGAGTTAGCTGTTGGTTCTTCTGCTACTGTACTTCCAGTTGCTCCAGATACTGCCCTTGCTACTTTTGGCGTTAATGGTATCACTGGTACTGACAACGCTCTTACTAACAGTATTGCTGGTGGTGGTAGTGCTTATGCTACTAGCCAGGTTATCTTGCGTGCATATCGCTTGATCGCTGGTACTTTCCTGAGCAATGATACTGACGAAGCTACTTTGGTTGCTATGCTTCCAATGATCTCTTCTGCTCTTGCTCGTTCACACGCTCGTGCAATGGACAGCATGTGTCTAGTTGGTGCTAGCTCTACTTCAGTCCAAAAAGGTCTTGTAGGCTACGAAGGTGCTGATGTAGTAACTAACGCTTATGGTGTTGCACCTACTGGTGATATTGATACATCTACCGCTTCCACTGGTGTTCAGACTGCTATCGACGCTTCAACTGCTCAAGAAATCACTGCAAACGGTCTATTGGCGATGCGTCAAGACATGGGTAAGTTTGGTATGAATGCTTCTGATGTTGCATACATCCTTCCTGTTGATGGCTACTTACAGCTTATCGACGGCCCTGGCTTCACTGACATCACTGAAGTTGGTTCTGACTTGGCTTCTAAAGTAACTGGCATGATCGGTACTATTTACGGTTCTCCCGTAATTGCTTCCGACATTCTTGCTAGTAACTTGAATGCTGGCGACGCTCAAACTACTACTGCAGCTTGTGCTGTTAATGTTAATAACTACCTGATCCCACGCCTGAAAGGTGTTGGCATCGAGAGCGAGTACTCAGTAGCTCAGCAGCGTACCGCGCTGGTAGCTTCTCAGTCTGTTGGTTTCAATCAGATTGAAGCCGGCACTGCTGGTAACCGCCCTGTAGTACGTGCATCTTACGTATAATTGTAACAGAGTAAAAAACGAAGGGGAGTTCGCTCCCCTAAGTTTTTACTAATGGACTTATAGAAAATGGCAAATTTAATTACTTTAGACGAATACAAAGAAGCTATGAAAATTACTGGCTACGGCGATGATGTACGTCTGGAGTCTTTGGTGACTTCTGTGAGCCAATTAGTAAAAACTTATTGCAACAATGGCATTAGAGACTATTATGATACTAACAAGGTTGAGACTTTCAATATAGATTATAGCTCTCATATGTTATCTCTCGAACAGAGTCCTATTGTTGAGGTAGTTTCTGTACAAGAACGAGAAAGCCTCACCTCCGCATATAACACTCTTAGTGAGACAAACGGAGAGTACTATGTGGACATGGAGACTGATAGCATACTAAGAACCAATGGCGTTTCTGGATACAAAAGCTTTGCGCCCGGACCAGGCTCTGTTAAAGTTACCTATAAAGGTGGATATTCAGCCACACCTGCAGACCTCAAACTTGCAGTAATTGATTTAGTTACATACTATCATAAAGACGAGTACAAGCAGCGTCAGACACTAGCAGGTGCAACTTTACAGAATAGTAACACTACTAGCCAGACGGGTAATGTAGGCTTTCCAGACCATATCAAACGTGTACTGGATTTATATAAGAACTTTTAATGTCTAGTATAGACGTTAAAAAGTCGTTTACTACTCCTCTGCTCAAAGAACTGAACAGTAACAAAGAAACAAGAGAGCAAGTAGAAACCCAACAAGGGCAGCTTCTAATTTTAAGCAATGCGAACGCATTTAAAACAGTATTAGAGGCCAGTCTAGGAATTAAAGTATCAAACCAATTACTACGAAAGGCACTAAAAGCAGGCAGGAAAAGGGCTTTAGAGCTGCAAAATAAGTTTTCAGCAAATAAGAAGGGAAAGAGAAGGTTAGCTACTATTAAGCGAAGGCTAAAAAATGATGGTATCTTATCCGCCCAAAACTTAAAAGTAGGGCAAAACTTATTTGTTGTAGGCAGCTTCGAATCAAGTTTACGGTCTATAAAAGATGTTATGTTAGAGGTTTTATATAAAGCTCTTAATGTTGAGGATGAATCGAAGAGAGCAGATATATCATCTAAAATACAGAAAGGCCACGGAGAGGAAGGGTACGCGGTATCTCAAGTTCAGATAGCAAAGACTATGGGAAGAGCCGCACAGCAAGAAGGCGGGACGGCCCTATTGAAAGATAACTTTAATACCTTTCTAAAAGAGGCAAAAATAGACGAAGAGACTAGACAGGAATATCTTAATCAGGTAGAGAGTTTATCTGTTCAGTATAAGAATATGGTTACAAAAAGCGGTAAACTAAGAGCACAGTATTTTTCTATTATTACGTTTCAAGATCAGGGTTCCAACACTGAGGATGGAAAAATGGAAAGAAAGCTAGTTACTTTATTCAGGAGGTTTATCAATAAAACATACGGGAACGCGCTCATAGATATGAAAGGCTCCAGTACTATAAGACAAAAGGTCGCCTCCCACGTTGTGCACAGCCTGACGGATGAAATTGGTAAAAGCGTAAGAGCAAAAATTAAAATAGATCCTACACTACCTAAAAAAGGCTCTAAAAGTTCTGGTAAGACAGTATCGAAAGCAAAGAAAGCAAAGAAGACTTCTTTGACTGTTGCCTCTACGGGTACTTTAAAGAGGGTTCGCAAATCTAAAGCCAAGAAAGGCTTTACTAGTAATCCACTAGCTTTGATTGTCGCCCTTAATAAAGAGTTACCAGAAACAGTAAGAAAAAATATGCAACTACCTGCACTAGAAAATAGAACTGGCAGATTTGCTGATAGTGTAAGGGTAACAGATATAATGAAAACTGCAAAAGGGTTTCCAAGTATAGGGTATACTTATCAGAGAGATCCTTACGAAGTATTTGAGATGGGAAGCGGCAATTCAAGAGCTTCTCTAGAGAGAGATCCAAGACAATTGATTGATAGATCTATTCGAGAGATTGCAGCAGAGTTTGCGATCGGCAGATTCTACACTAGGAGAGTGTGATGGCAGTAAGAGACTATACTACAAGACGCCTAAGCATTGTTAATGCTCTTGTGGAAAAAATAAAACAGATTAACGGAACCGGTGGATATCTCACCACGTTAAACGACAATGTATCTCCAAGACTAAAGTTTTGGGATGAAGTAGAGGAGTTTCCTGCAGTACATTTAAACGCGGGGAGTGAGACTAGAGAGTATCAAGGTGCTGGCTATAAGGATCGTTTTCTTAGTATAACTCTTAGATGTTATGTACAGGAGGAAGACTCCGTAGCTGCCTTAGACGGTCTATTAGAAGATATAGAAACCGTACTAGAAGAAAATTCACGATTACAGTATACTGACCGAAAAAATATTACGCAGTATACCCAACAGATCACCGTCGTTAGTATTGATACTGACGAAGGTGTACTTGATCCTTTAGGTGTCGGAGAGATGCTGATAGAGGTTCGATATTAGAAAATGCTGGCACGAGCAAAAGTTCACGCCCAAGCCTTTTCAAGATAATACAGGAGATTAACTCATGGCTAATGAACTATTTTTTAGCAGAAACACCAGAGTAATGGTATCAGACGGTACTACAACATGGGAGATTCCGGTTCTTGACGGATTTTCTTTTTCTCAAGCTACCAATGCTTCCGAAATTACTCTAAACGAAATGGCCGCTTCAGGCGGTACAACTAGCCGACGCGCCCGTCAAATGTTCAATGACTCTTATGCACCTGCAGAATGGTCTTTCAGCACATATGCTCGTCCTTTTAAATCAACAGCAGGCGCTACAACAGGTTGGGATGCTTCTGGTGCAACAGCACAGGTGCACGCAGTAGAAGAAGCTCTTTGGAACGGTTTGGTAGGCAATGCAGCTTTCACAGCCTCCGCTGGCTCTACTTCAGCCGCTTGGGCCAATAATGTTACCAATGCCGCCACAACTTGTACCATTGATTTCGAAGGTTCTAACTTGGTAACTTTAAAGACCTATGATATTTACTTTGTAATGGGTAGTGGTACTATAGCCGACGCAACTCACACTGCTTACAAATTAAAATCTTCCGTAGTAAATAGTGCGGGTATTGATTTTGATATTGATGGTATTGCTACTATTAACTGGGCTGGCTTTGCATCTCTTATTACAGAGGTTCCTGCAACAAATGTTCCTGCTGTAACTATCAATGAAGGCATTACTGCTACGAATAACTTTATTCGTAACCGTTTGACTACTTTGACTACTGCAGGAAATACCGCAGAAGGCTCTATTGCTGCTTCGTATACTCTTACATTAACAGGCGGAAGCTTGAATTTTGAGAACAACATTACTTACCTAACTCCAGAGACTCTGGGTGTAATCAATCAGCCGATTGGTCACGTAACTGGTACACGTAATATTGGCGGAAACTTTACTTGCTATTTGAGCAATGCTTCAGCAGGAAGCGCAGAATTGTTTGAAGACTTAATCGAGTCTACAGATGTTGTAACTAACGACTTCAACCTAGTGTTTGATATCGGTGGTACTTCCTCTCCTACAATGAAAGTAACTTTACCTTCCTGCCACTTAGAAGTACCTTCGCACAGTATCGAAGACGTAATCTCCTTAGAGGTTAACTTCCACGCTTTGCCTAGTACTATCAATGACGCGGATGAAGCTACAATTGTTTATAAGGGCGTAACAGTCTAATATAAAAATGTAACTCGCTAAAAAGGGACTTCGGTCCCTTTTTTCGTCCCCTGTGAAAAATAGTTCTTGACTTTCAGGTCCTACTGCATTATACTATGTAGTACAAAATAGAAGTACGGAAAACAACTTTCCTGCTCTTTAACCATAATTTATATAGAAAGGATAAAACATGAGTGACACCCCTATTTCATTAGCTACTCTAATGACGCCAAGCAAGACTGTATCAATAGACTTCCCAGGATATGCGGGAATGGATGTAAGCCTTTGTTACTTAGGCAGAGAAGAGCTAGTAAAGCTTCGTAAGAAATGTGTTAGCACTAAGTTTAGTAAAAAGACTCGTCAACCTGAAGAAATTCTTGACGAAGATAAGTTTTTATTAGAGTACTGTAAAGCAGTGATTAAAGGCTGGACAGGCCTAAAATATCGTTACCTAGAAGAGCTTCTTTTGGTAGATATATCGGCACTTGACCCAGACGATGAACTTGCATACACCCACGACAACGCAGAACTTTTGATGAGAAACTCAAGCGACTTTGATGGCTGGGTTACTGAAACAGTGGGCGATCTCGAAAATTTTACTGGGAACAAGTAGGAGAAATAAACACCCTACTTGAAAGATATGTAAAACAGTCTAATTCAATTGATGTAGACAAGTATTTACGTATCTGTGAAGAATTAGGGCAAGAGCCCGAACCCCAAAAGATGCCACTCGACCCCTCGGATTTTCCCGTGGAGGTCCAAGTGGCATTTTTTCTATTTGGACTACTCGAAGACAAGTGGGAAGGCATGTCTGGTAGCTACCTAGGAAAACAGTGGGGTAATATAGAATACTTATTTAGTTTGTATGAAGTTGAAGAACCGCGCACAATGATGTATATAATGAAAATGTACGAAGGAGTCGTAGTACAAACTAGAGCAGAAGAGTCAGAAAGAAAACGAAAGGCAGACGAAAGAAAATCATCTGCGGGCGGTGGAAAAAATTTCACCCATAACGTGAAAGGCTAATGTCGAAAAATAAAGTAAATATTGACGTAAAAGTAGATGATAAGGGTACAACCAAGAAGGTTGGCCTAGGCGCAAAAAATGCTGGTAAAGGTTTAGACCAAGCTGCCAATAGCGCCGACAACTACTCAAAAAAGCAGAAAGGTGTCGCAGGCCTTACGTCTAATAGCACGAAAGCCTTCTCGAAGATGCAGCAAGGCACAGGAGGTTTAGTAGCCGCCTATGCAACCTTAGCCGCTCAGCTTTTTGCTATCTCTGCAGCCTTCAACTTTCTCAAGCAAGCAGGACAATTAGTATCTTTGCAGGCAGGTCAGGCAGCCTACGCTGCAGGTACAGGTACTGCAATGAGAACTTTAGCAAAGGATATTATTGCCGCTACGGATGCTCAGGTTAGCTTTACGGACGCTTCTCAAGGTGCAGCTATTGGTATTGCATCTGGACTCTCTCCTGATCAGTTAATCCG